GTAATAACCAGGGTAGTTATTCAATCGCATTAGGAACACAACAAGACATTAAATCTAATGCTAATAATTCCATATCAATCGGTTCAAATGGTTATATCAATACATCGGCGAATAATTCAATCGAAATAGGACAAGTTGGTAATACAAACCAACCATACCAATATTCTATGGGATATAATAATGGAGTAGGAAACGGACAAAGAATATTTAACTTTTCTTGGGATAGTAATTCTTTCTTAAATGGTAACTATTCTGTTGGTATAGGACAAAACTTTAACCAAGGTGGAAATTACCATGTATTATTAGGACATGGAAATGGAAACCAAAGCGGTACTGATATGGTACAAATTGGACATGATATTCAAGTAACAGCATCAACAAACAACATTATTGGTATTGGTGAGAATATAGATATGTTTGGTGCTGGTTCAGTTGCTCTTGGTTATGATTTAACATTATCATCAACAAATAGTAATATATTAGGTGGAAATTCCAATACCATTAACAGTACAAATGGTTATAATACTATTATTGGAGGAACAGGTAATATTATTGGTGGTTCTTTTTCTGGCTCAACATTAGTATCAACAAGTAATAATACTGTTATTTATGACGATACTTTACATACCGACAATATTCATACATTTAAGACAGAAACATTTGATACCATTAGTGGAGGTACTATTGGCGGTAGTGTTAATGTTGATGTGAGTGAAGGGACGATTTACAAATTTTCAATCAGTGCTAATACCACTCCAAATATAACAAACTGGAAAGAGGGACAAAGACTGGTATTTGTTGTAACAAACTTGGGAACATACAGCGTTCCAACTATGACTATAACAGGTGGAGGGTCAGTCCTTGTTAAGGGCGGTAGTATAAATTTGACTAACAACGGAATTACAAAATATACAGGTGTTATTATAGACGGAGATTTATACTTAAATGAGGAGTTGGATTTCCAAGCACTATAATAACTTCATAGAAGAAATTACATGAGTAGATATATCAATTTAAGGAAGGTTGAGGACAAATGGAAAACCAGATATTTTGGGGATTCGTTTGTTCCTGCTCAATTATTCGCTCAACCAACTCCTGAACCTACACCGACACCGAGTCAAACGGCGAGTGTAACTCCAACACCAACTTCAACACCAAGTGTAACTCCTACACCTTCTGCAACACCTCCAGTGTATTATTATGAGGTATTTGAATGTGGAGTACCATTTGGCCCAACTTATGTAGTTAAACACAATTCTACATTGAATGCTGGAAATAGTGTTAAAGTCGTTGGTGATGATATCACATGTTATGAAGTATCAACAACAGCATCGGCACCTGAAGACTATACTGTAAGTCAGGGATATGATGATTGTGCTACATGTCAAAGTCCGTAAAAAATAGAATATATGTTATACCTAACAGGAAATAGTACAAATGTAATTTACACGAATGTATCGTCAAATAAGACATTGTCAAACCCCACTTATTTGATGAGTTTAACTCATGCTCAGACGGGTAAGAGATGGTCTTTTATACCACAGAATATTACTTCAATAAGTGGTACTCCATATAACTCAAGGTATGACTTATTTAAGTTTGATATAAGTGATTCACAACCTGAGAATTTAACAGGGGGTACAAGAGCATGGTATTGGGAAAATCCACCATATTTTACCACTGCTAATGATACAAGATATTTGGGAACTAATAAGGTATATTTTAGATATAATTCAGTAAGTACTACTTTAGCATTATTTCAATTTTACATTGATTGGAACACAAGTGATAGATTACAAACAGGTTCTTTACAACCAACATCAAAAGTTTATATAAATGATGTATTATGGACTGCCAATACTAATACGCAAAATACAACAGTTGATGGTCAATTACAATTAGTACAAATTGCTGTTGGTGGAATATCACCATCATTCCAACAAGAATATAAGATATCTTATGAGTTTACAGGAACTGGTGGTACTGTTTGGACGGGAAGTTATTACATTCCAAATATATTAGAAACTGCAACAATTAAGCCATGGACATTTTATGGTTATACTTTTCTAAGTGATGCTCTTGTTACTTTACCAAAAACTTATATAAACACACCATCTGTCAATATTGATGAAATTGGTGAATTTAGTTATTCAATTAGAGAACAGTCAAATCCTGTTAATCTAAACCCATCTCTTGCGATGAATCAGTTGGAAGTAGGGTTGGGATACATTACAGAATTATTCTCTGACCAGTATTATGATGAGACTGAGGTGAGTGAGGTTTATGACCCTGATTTGGATTATCCAAGTCCGACACCTACAAGTACTGTAACTCCAACACCAACACCTACAGTTACAGTTACACCGACAGTTACTCCAACTTTAACACCAACTCCAACTTTAACACCAACCCCATCACCAGGACCGGCGTTGTTATACGGAAATGTTTTAGCATTTGACGCAGGTGTAAGTTCATCATATCCTGGTACTGGTACTGATTGGTATGATTTAAGTGGTAATGGAAATGATGCTGAGTTAAAAAATGGTATGGCAAGTGCTTATGATACTGATAAAGGAGGTTGTTTTGATTTAGATGGTGGAGTTAGTTTCCATTACGCACAAGCACCTCACGACCCGTCTATGTCTATTACAGGACAAAATGGTTCATTTGAGTATTATGTAAATGCCAATACTGATGCTAATATGATAGTCGCAGTAAAAGGTAATGCTAATAGGTCTGGAAATTATAATTTGATTGCGGGTTCAACATTTGGAAACGCAGGTGGTAGTTTTTCAAGCGACCAAAACTCAGTATCGGGTTCTATGTATGTAACCAGCCGACCTCCGGGGTCTAACGCTGGTGTATGGAGACATTGGGTATTCACATTTAGTGGTGGGACTTGGACAGCATATAGAGATGGAGTGAATTTAGGAACACCAACATACCAATTTGGAACATCAGTAAATGACCTTTACGCTAATACAAGTGATTTTAATATTGGTGTTAGAGCAGATGGATATGGAGATTTTAATGGTAAAATACAATTAGTTAATATTTACGATTATCCTTTAACAAGTAGTGATGTGTCTGCGAATTACGCAATATTAAATGCGAGATAACAATTAAAAGAGTGATAAAACAAAAAATTGTATTATACTTAAAAAAACTATTTATTAAATAATAAGATATGAATATAGAAGCGTTTAACATAACAACGAAAGAACCCGTTAGAAACTTGGAGTATGACTACAAGAAGTATGACTATTATTTGTGGGGTAAAAGAAATGATTATCCACAGTTCTTATTGGACTTGAAAGAGAACTCACCAATTCACTCTGTGGCGTGTGATATGACTGTATCCATGTCTTATGGTGATGGAGTTGAAATTGAGGGATTAGGTAATGTCCTAATCAACCCTATGGAGTCATTATCTACCTTATACTACAAAATTCTATATTCATTCTATCTATTTGGTGGTTATGCCGTTGAGGTTATTTGGAATAGAGAAAGAACAGCCATCGCAGGTTATTACTACATACCATTTCAAAATGTAAGGGTTGGTAAGATGTCTCATGACCAAATGCACCCTGAAACTTTTTATGTATGTGATAATTGGGACGATACAAGAAATAACCCTATCATAACTTATGGTGGTTTAGACCCCGATAACAAAGAACAAAGACAGATGTTCTATTGGACAAGATATGTACCATCTAACAATAGAGTATATCCAACTGTACCATATCAGTCAGGAATCAACTCAATTATGTTGGAGGGTGATATTTTCCAATGGCATAGAAAGGCATTAGACTCAAATTTAACACCTCAACTTTTTGTTCAGTTATTTGGTAATCCAACTCCTGAAGAAAGGGAAGCGATAAAACAACAACTTATTGAAGCCTACACTGGTGAAGATGGACAGAAACTTATGTTAGGTTTTGCTTCATCACCTGAGGAAGCGGCACAGATAACACCGATTCAATCAACAGTGGGTGATAACTATTATGTGGATATTTTATCTTACGCATCTCAATCGGTACTTACCGCTTGGCAGATAGCCTCACCAAAATTATTATCCATCCATTCATTCTCATCTGATGCGTTCAGTCAGAATGCTGATGAGATAATTGTCGCAACAAAACACATGATGGAATTTACCATCAAACCAAAGTTGAGAGAATTAAATATGGCGGTGGAAGATATGTTACAATTCAAATATTCACAACCTGTTAAATTGATAAACAACTTTACCAAATATTTAGAAAACTAATGATTTATTTAACTACAGAACAAAAGATATTAGATAAAACTCCATTGGATAAAAACCTATTATCTCACAACTTAAAACCTGCAATGATATTGGCTCAAAAAATCAATTTGACCAATTTGTTGGGTGATGACTTGGTGAATAAGATATATAGTGAAATTCAAAATAATACATTGTCTGGTAACTACAAATATTTGGTGGATACTTACTTGGTTGATATGGTTACATACTGGTCTGTATATTACGCATTGACTGACTTGTTATCATCATTAGGAAACAGAGGAATTCAATCATTGAGTAGTGAGAACTCATCACCATCGGATATATCAGTCTATCGTGAACTTAGAAGTAATTTTAG